GTCAATCGAGCAGAACGAGGCAAGGATAGTTGAACTATCTGAGCCGTGTGTCAAATCACTAGCGTTTAGCAGGTCAGAAGAACGGGACTTGCTGAAAAAGCGAGTGAAAAGAATGAAATTGCAGTTGAAGGAGTTGGAAGATGAATGTACAAAGATTGATTGAGAAGTATAAAGAATTGTGGAATGAACACAGCCCTTTTTATGAACCTGTACCTTATACTTCAATGGTTGAACTTTTTTTGAAAGAGTTGAAACAACTAGACGAACCAGAAAAAGTCGTAGTACCGCAGTTTGTGGCGGATTGGATTGAGCATGCAAAGTTTGAAGATTATCATTTGTTAGGTGCAATGGACGCAATCGCGATTAGTGGAAGAAAAAAACTTTACGAATGGTTTAGGGAAGATGACAACATGGAACTCTTTGCTCGTGCATGGCTGGATGGCTACGAGGTCGAGGAAGAGAAGCGGTATTTTGTGAAGATTACAGCTGCAGAACAGTATCTTGTAAAAGTTGAAGATGAGAATTTCTTAGGATTCTTACAAAGTAGATTAAGGTCTAAATTCACCCGCAAACAACTAGAAGAAGCTGGTTTTGGCTGGGTATTCGATTGTGAGGGAATTGAGATTGAGGAGGTGTAGTGATGTCGTTTTACGGTGGAACCTATATCGATTATTGCGAGTATTGTGATGATAGATACAGTGGAATATTTAAACTTAAAGAAAATGAGAATGTTTTCGATGGATTTGATAGATGGTTGAAAGAACACGGAAGAGAGGTTACAGATTGAAACGTTTTATCGCAATCTGGATTCTGCTATCTGCTGGACTAAACATCTGGCAGATGAACAGGATTCGAGATTTGGAAGAGAAGAAGACGATGGTTGTCTATAAAGCTGATAACCAAGGCGCAGAGATATTCGGTAAAGTTGTCGAGAAAGGACGACATGGCAAGCTATACACAATTACCATTCGAGATTACGGCATTTTCGTAGTTACGAAAGAAGTGTATGAGAAAGTGAAAGTCGGGGATGAAGTGAGATTATGACGTTTGTGGAACATAATAACCGTGAGAAAGCCAATAAATTTGCTGAGTATGTGACGGGGAAGCCTTTGCGTGAATACTTAGCTAAAAAAGTGAAGCAGTATTGTGGTGAAAATATATCTGTCTTTGATGGTGCTGCAGGTTCAGGACAATTAGAACAATTTATCAGTATGACCGATTTTCATGCGGTAGAAATTCAGCAGGAAAGTTGTGAAGCATTGAAAACAAATTTCCCTCGTGCAGTCGTGCATAATCAGAGTTTTTTCACTTATCAATCAGATATACAAGTGGATGCAATTGCAATGAATCCGCCTTATTCGTTGAAATTGAAAGAGTTGCCAGAAGAAGATCAACAGGCCATTAAAGAATTGTATCCTTGGAAAAAATCAGGTGTTGTTGATGATATTTTTCTGTTGAAGTCACTAACTTACACGAAACGATACGGATTCTATATCATGTTTCCTGGCATCGCTTATCGTCAATCTGAAAAGAAAATGAGAGAGCTGGTAGGAAATAACCTTGTCGAATTGAACGTGATTCAAAATGGATTTGAAGACACATCTATCAATGTGATTTTCTTAGTCATTGACAAAGAGAAAAATAGCCCTGAAATTTCAAAAGAAATTTATGACTGTAAGACCCAAAAGATTGAATACCAAGAATCTGATACATTAGATTCGGATTTTAGGTGGGTTGCGCCAAGCAAACCTATAGAAAAAGAAGAAATAGACATTGACAAAGTAAATGCTGAATTAGATCAAATGGCAATCAATCATCTTGAAAAACATTTAGCTAGTCAATTGATATTGATTCAATTTTTCAATGCAGATATTGATTTAAAATCTTTCATAACGAGATGCCACAAAGTCTTAGATGATTACTTGTTGATGTATAATTTCGCAGTGGGATTAGAATGAAACCAGAAAAGATAACAACGTACGGATTGCTAGAAGTTTGCGAGCTTATTTCAGGTACTAGAACGAAAGCGACAGATGGACCTTATTTTATCTATGGTGCTGGTATGAATGCAAAGGGAACTACAGATAAATTCAATTGTGAGAGCGACACAATCCGCTTGACTCGTAAGGGCACTGTTGGTGCTGTTTATTTCCATCGGGATCCATTTTGGATTGATGGAGATAGCTTTAAAGTTGAACCAAAAGAAATGATAGATAAGCGATATTTATTTCACTGGCTGTTGATGAAGCGTGAAGAAATAGAGCAGTACGCAGACGGAGATAATCAACCAGGTTTATCAGTAGCTAGATTGTCAAAATTAACGATTGACGTCCCTGATATGAAATATCAGTTAAAGGTTGTTAAGTTGTTGGATGAAATGAGTGCAGGCTTAGAATTTTTTATAGACAATATCACACAAACAAAGATGAATCAAAGCAAGATTTTGAGATACTACAATGAAAAAATCGGAACAGCTTTAGAAAGAGAAATAAATGGATAACAAGCTATATTGTGAAGATTGTGAGCAGTTTTTCTTTTTGAAAGACAAGTTAGATTATGATTGTGTATTTCAAAATGGTATTTGTAGCGAATGCTTATTAAAAAGAATCGAACACGGAGAGGAGTGGTAGACTATGAAGTGCGAATATGCTCTGTACGAAGGTGAAAAATTTGTGACATTAGGGACAATTGAAGAAATTAGTCAGGAAACCGGGATTGAAGAAAAGAAATTGAGGTATCACACTAGACCATCTCTTAGAAAACGATACAAAAACGGACTTGCTGTTATTAAAATCGAGGAGGAAGATAATGGACTATGAAAAACCTTTAACAAAGAGACAGCGTGAATTATTCGCTTTCATGCTGAAGCAAAAGAGGATTGATAACAAGGTTACTTTGGAAGAGTTAGGAAGTAAGCTAGGCTACTCAATCGCAACAATCTCGAATTGGGAGAATTTAAAATCCGCTCCTGATATGTATAACGTTGAAGATGTAGCGACTTATTTCAACTTGCCTATGAATGTATTTATTGGGGAGGGGTGATAGGGTGCAGAGAGCTATTGAGAAAGAACTCAAGAAACTAAAATTTAAGAATGTTAAAATACAATCACTACATTGCGAAATCATCAATCTAAGGTCTGGTATCATGAAAGGTCAGACTTTTGACAGTATGCCGAAATCTCAGAGCAATGATAATCGCACTGAGGAAATGAACATCAAGGCTATTGATCGCATAGCTGAACTCTATCAAGAAATTGAGAGGGAATACAAGGAACAAGAGGAACTTGTTAGAGCGATTGAAGAGTTAGAAGAGCCGATTGAGAACATTGTAATGCGATTGCTCTACATTGATGGGCTATCTTGGTCTCAAGTAGAAAGAAGATTGAATTGCAGTCCAGCTACTATACAAAGAGCTAGAGATAAAGCGATAGCTAAATTAGTTAAAATCTTTGATAGTAACGATAGTAAATGATAATCTTAAAGTGATATTATTGTATTGTCAGCAAGTACGGTAAAACGAACTGATGGCTCCTTTAATAATTTTTTTGTAACGGTATCAGGGACGTTTAGTCTCTGATGTCGTTATTTTAGACTTTTAGTGTAGCGGTAACACAGCAGTCTCCAAAACTGTTATCGTGGGTTCGATTCCTGTAAAGTCTGTGAGAGGTCTTGCATTAAGTCACACATTAGTGTGGCTTTTTGGTTTTTTGAATGGAGGTGATGGAAAATTGAGTGGATTAAGAATAAAACAAAAGAGATTTGCAGATGAGTACATCATCTCAGGTAATGCGACGGAAGCTTATAAAAAAGCAGGTTATCGTGTTTCTAGTGATAGAGTGGCAGGCGTTGAAGGGCATAAGTTACTAAAGAATCCTAAGATTAAAAGCTATATAGATGAACGACTGAAACAACTTGATTCTGAGAAAATTGCAGATCAACAAGAAGTACTTAGTTATCTAACATCAGTAATGCGAGGAGAGACGCAAGAACAGACCTTGATAAGCATAGGAGAATTAGGTCAAACGATTACGGATATTGATGTCGGAGCAAAAGATAGAATCAAAGCAGCCGAACTTTTAGGAAAACGGCATAGGCTTTGGACAGACAAAGTAGAGGCAGACGTTTCTGG